ATATGAATGCTGCAGCAGGTACTTTCGTCAACACAAAGTCTCCATTCACCACTCCTGGTGGAATGTATGGAGCGGCTCCTAAAGCAATAGGACCGAGATTTGGTAAAACAAAAAATCCAAAACGAGCAAGTTTTGGAACTAAAGGTGCAAAAAGAATTTTACCAAGAAAAAGAAGATAGCATAGAGATCTTTCATAAAGACTTTCATAATTTCATGAAAGCAGGAAGACCGAGTTCCTTCTGGAACTTAGTCTTAGGAACTAAAAATGGCATTAACAACGGCAGAAAAGGCAAGGTTAAAAAAGGCGGGAATAAGAAAACTAAACGCGCCCAAAAGAACTCCTAAGCACCCCAAAAAGAAAGGCGTTGTAGCTGTAAGAATCGCTGGCAAAGTGAAGATTATCCGTTTTGGAGCTCAGAGCATGGGACATAATTATAGTCCTGAAGCTCGTAAGAGTTTTAAAGCAAGACACGGAAGAAATATTCGTAAAGGAAAATCTTCAGCAGCGTATTGGGCAAATAAATTATTCTGGGCAGGCCCAAAAGGTAGTAAGAAAAGACCACCTAAGTCTCAGAAACGACAACTTGGAATAAAAAGAAGGAAAAAATGACAATACCTAGAGTTATTGACAAGAGAGAAATATGGTTAGACGCCTTGTCAGAACACGCAGCAGAAGTTTTACAGAATGCACGTACAAGAGAAGAAAGAGGTCTAACTAGAACTCAACGCGAACGAGATTTACTCGATTTATGCGGAGGTTACTTGTATCTATTGCAACTAGCCAAAGAACATGGTCTATTCGATTCCGAAGACCCTTTTAACTTATTTAACAAAGAGACCCTACATTGATAGAAGTAAGCCGTTCCGATATAGTCTCCGACTATTTAATGGAACTCCCCCCTGAAACAAGATTTATTAAGTTACCTATTGAAGGGTATCTTGATTTATTAAATGTTACTCCCAACTCCTCACAAACTGCAATTATTAACGCAATTAACAATCCTAAATACAGATTTGTTTGCGCAGCAGTATCACGTCGACAAGGTAAAACCTACATAAGCAATATCATAGGACAGCTAACATGTTTAGTACCTGGAGCTAATGTACTACTTATGTCTCCCAATTACGCACTATCCCAAATATCATTTGACTTACAGAGAAATCTCATCAAGCACTTTGATTTAGAGGTAACACGCGACAATGCAAAAGACAAAGTTATAGAACTATCTAATGGTTCTACTATTAGAATGGGTTCAATCAATCAAGTAGACTCAGTTGTTGGTAGATCATACGATCTTATCATATTTGATGAGGCTGCTCTAACAGATGGACGAGATGCCTTCAATGTTGCACTAAGACCAACACTAGATAAAGAAAACTCTAAAGCAATCTTTATTTCGACCCCTCGTGGACGTAATAACTACTTTGCAGAGTTTTATTATAGAGGATTCACTGATGAATTTCCAGAGTGGTGTTCAGTTAAGGCAACTTACCACGAAAATCCTCGAGTTTCTGATGCAGATATTGAAGAAGCAAAGAAAACAATGTCTCAAAACGAATTTAATCAAGAATACATGGCTGACTTTAATGTATTTGAAGGTCAAGTATGGTCATTTAACCACGAAGAATGTATAGCAGATCTAAGTCAGTTAGATACTAGTCAGATGGATGTATTCGCAGGACTTGATGTAGGGTATAGAGATCCTACAGCTTTTTGTGTGGTTGCTTACGATTGGGATGCGAAGAAATACTACTTAGTAGATGAATACATGAACGCTGAACGTACTACAGAGCAACATGCTGTAGAGATTAAGAAGTTAATTGACAAATGGGATATAGACTTTATCTATATTGATTCTGCAGCTCAGCAAACTAGATTTGACTTGGCACAGAACTATGATATAAGCAGTATAAATGCTAAAAAATCGGTACTAGATGGCATCGGTCAAGTAGCAGGTATAGTCGATAACGACGACCTGATAGTAGACCAACGATGCAAACAAACACAAATGTCCTTGGACCAATACCAGTGGGATCCAAACCCTAATTTATTGAAAGAAAAGCCAAAACATAATATGTCATCTCACATGGCAGATGCGATGCGTTACGCTCTATATACATTTGAAACATCAGCCACCACATTCTAATGAGACCTTGTAAAAACAGTTCTTGACATTATACCTTACTTTTGGTATAATTCTAATTAAGAGTAGAAATATGAATTTAAAAAGAGATTTAGTTAAATATGTCAGAGACAAAGCTAAATCGCAATATAAAAAGACAAGTAGTTGCCACATTTGTGGAAGCAATACAGACTTAGATTTTCATCATTATTACGGACTCACCGAATTACTAGAAACTTGGATAAAACAAAACAAAATTATAATTAAAAGTGAACAAGACATACTAGACCTTCGTGAATCCTTCATTGATGAGAATAGAGCAGAAGTGTATGAGTATACGACTACTCTGTGTCATACGCATCATTTACGATTGCATTCGATTTATGGTAAACGACCCAAATTGATCACAGCAGAGAAACAAAAACGTTGGGTCGAGAAACAGAGAGAAAAATATGGCATGGTATGATAGATTTATAGGAGCGAGCAACGAAGAGAAGCTTAATCCAGCGCAGTTCGTAATTTCCCGTAATGAGGGAATGTCTATCGACACGCGTGAAGTCGTCACTAACTACAGAAATGCCTACGAACAATTAGAAATAGTCAATAGAGCAGTTAACATGATCGTTGATGATGTTTCAGAAATACCTTTTAGAGTTGACGAAAAAATTACAGGTACTACAGGCGTTAAAAAGAACGTTCGTAAGTCCAAAGTTAATATACTATTAAATATTGAACCGAATCCTTTTCAGGATATTAGTTCGTTTAAAAGAAACTTAATTATTGACCTTCTTATTGATGGTAATATATTTGTTTACTTTGATGGAGCGCATTTGTATCATTTGCCTGCAGACAAAGTAACTATACATAGTGATGAAAAACAATATGTTTCACACTATACTTTTGAAAACTCAGTAGATTATAGCGTGGATGAGATTATTCATGTAAAAGAAAATAGTTTTAACTCTATATATAGAGGAGTTCCTAGACTTAAGCCAGCATATAGAACTATGCAACTACTAGGAAACATGAGAGCTTTTCAAGACAACTTCTTCAAAAATGGAGCAGTACCAGGGTTGGTACTAAAATCGCCTAATACTCTTTCTGAGAAAATCAAAGAGAGAATGCTACAAGCATGGACAATGCGTTACAACCCAACAACAGGAGGCAGAAGACCTCTTATATTAGATGGAGGCTTAGAAGTAAGCACCCTGACAAACATTAATTTTAAAGAGTTAGACTTCCAAACTTCAATAACAGCGAATGAGAAAATCATTCTAGAAGCTATGGGAATACCACCAATCTTATTAGACGGTGGTAATAATGCTAACATAAGACCAAATCATAGATTGTACTATCTTGAGACTATATTACCTATAGTTAAAAAACTTGGATGTGCAATGGAACGATATTTTGGATTCTCACTTTCTGAGGACGTAACAGATATACCTGCTTTACAACCAGAACTGAGAGACCAAGCAGCTTACTATGCAACACTTGTTAATACTGGAATTATAAGTCCAAATGAAGCAAGAGTAGCACTAGGCAAAGAACCTGTAGATGGATTTGATGACCCAAGAGTACCTGCTAATATAGCTGGCTCTGCGGTAAATCCAGAAGAGGGAGGTCGACCAGAAGAGTCACCAACCATAGAGGAAAACTAATTATGACTAAAGATATGATGAGCAAGGCTTATTCCAATTTCTGTAAAGAAAAAGGAGTTGAAAAAATGAACCTTGTTGAATACAAAAGCCATGGTAACGATGTACCTGTAAAAGACTATATGCTTAGAAGAGCATTTGGTTCTTGGCACAGAGTTAACTCGGCAACAGCTAAAAGACATCCAGTAGAGATTGCGGTAACACCAACTCCTACACCTACCGTCGCAAAGAAAGAGACAGCACCTAAAAAGGCTGCCCCTAAAAAAGCGGAGAAGTAGTATGTCAGAAAGAATTTATAATTGGACTAGCACTTTCAAATCACTAGGAGACACCGAAGATGGTGGAGTAGAGATTAAAGGGTCAGCCAGTACAAATGCAGTCGATAGAGCAGGCGATATCATAGAAAGAGATGCTTGGACAAAAGGTGGATTAGAAAACTTTAAGACTAATCCTATCATTTTGTTTAACCATAACTACGATAAGCCTATCGGACGTGCAACAAATTTAAAAGTTACAGACAACGGTTTAGAAATATCTGCAAAGATATCTAAAGCTGCTGGTGATGTAACTCAACTTATTAAAGACGGTGTCCTTGGAGCTTTTTCTGTCGGTTTCAAAGTCAAGGACGCTGATTATATGACTGAAACCGATGGATATAAAATAAAGGACGCGGAGCTTTTCGAAGTCTCTGTAGTTTCATTGCCATGCAACCAAGGGGCAACCTTTGGATTAAGCAAGTCATTTGGATCTATGGAAGATTACAACAAGCACAAGCAAACTTTTTATACGGCTAACTTAAACGATTCAGCAGATGCTGTTGAAATTGAGCAGCCAAGTACGGCGAAAGCCACAATAACGGAGACAAATATGTCAAAAGAAAATAATTCTCCTGAAAGCACCCCAGAGTTCGATCTTAACTCATTTGCTACTGAAGCTGCTGAAAAAGCAGTTGCACAGTATGCAATGAAACAAGCCGAACTTAAAGCTGCTGAACTAAAGCTAGCTGACGAAGCTACTGAAAAAGCTGTTGATGAAGCAGCCGTTCAAAAAGCCTCCGAGGAAGCAAAACAGGAAGAACATAAAACAATAGTCCAGGCTGGACTAACAGGCGCAGAAAGACTTATGTCTGACGTTGAGAAAAGAATTGATGCAAGATCTACTAATTTAGAAGATGTTGTTAAAGGACTCGAAGCTCAATTGGCTGAAAAATCTGAAGAAATCATGAGTATTCGTGATTCTAAAAGAAACTTCTCAGACAGACAATCTACTGGCGACTGGAAAAAAGCTTTTGAAAGCGACATCATTGATGCAAAATTTGCTGGTCTAGCGACTGGTAAAGGATGGAATAATGATTATGCCAAGAATGTAATGGAAAAAGTTAACGTCATGTCAGGCGTTGAAGTTTCTAGTGCTGATCTTGAGCAAGTTGTTTCAAACCAAATCGAAAGAGATATTCAAAATGAATTAGTCTTGGCCCCTCTATTTAGAGAAATCCCAATGACTTCTGCAAACATGATTATCCCTATTCTACCAGATAGTGGCTACGCTGAATTTACAGCTAACCAAGTTGCTTCAGGCTCAGCGCCAAAAGGTAACTTAGACCCACGTGGTGACGCTTATGATCCTGCTAATGGAGCTGGTGTTGACCTAACTGAAAGAGTACTTTCAACCAAAAAACTTATTTCACAATCTTACTTAGGTAATGAAACTGAAGAAGACGCAATCCTACCGATTTTACCTCTTATCAGAGAATCAATGGTTAGATCTCATGCTCGAGCAATCGAAAATGCTATGCTAGCTGGTGATGATGCTGATGGTGCTTTCGGAACTGGTGGTGCTTCTTTTGAAGGACTATTGCATTTAGCTAGAAATGACAGTGATTTTACACAGTCAGCTACAGCTTTTGCTACTGATACTGTTACTGCTGCTGATCTTCTCACTATGAGAAAGAACATGGGCAAATATGGTGTTAATCCAAACGACGTAGTATACATTGTCTCTCAGACAACATACTACCAGTTACTAGAAGATGCTGAATTCCAAGACGCTAACTTAGTTGGCGATATTGCTACTAAGCTTTCTGGTGAAATTGGACAAGTATTTGGTTCAAGAGTGTTACTATGCGACGAGTTTGCTACCCCAGCGGTATCTAAATTCGCAGCTGTTGCAGTCTATACTCGTAACTATGTAGTACCAAGATTACGCGGTGTAACCGTTGAGTCTGACTACGAAGTTGCTAACCAACGTAGAGTACTTGTTGCTTCACAAAGAATTGGCTTCACCGATCTTATCGATGCTGCTACTTCTAAATGGGCTTACATGTATAAAGGTTCATAAGTTAATAACTAACTTATATAGAATGGTTTTCGGGAGTGTACCTAACACTCCCCCTTTTTAATTATGGCGAATTTAATAACATTACAACAATACAAGGACTTTACCGGCATCACAGGAGTAACTGAAGATGCGAAGATTAATGTTATTGTACCAGCTATAAGTCAAGCAGTTAAAACCTACTGCGGGACATCCTTTGTTGATTACTTCTCAACAGACAAAGTTGAATATTTCGATATTCACGACGAATTTACAAATGCTATTTTAGTAGATGAAAGCCCTCTTGTGAGTGTTTCTCAAGTTCAAGAAAGAGAATCACAGGCAAGCGCTTATAAAACATTAATTACAGGTGATTCAGACTCTAGTGGTAAATACGAATACTACGTAGACCTAGGAAAAGACACTATATTTAGAACAACAAGCACAGGAGATTATAGGTTTCCAAAAGGAAGAGCAGCAATAAAAGTAACTTATAGATCAGGTTACGCTACTATTCCTGAAGATTTGAAACTAGCTTGCTTTGATCTAGTAAAATATTATTTAAAAGACGAAAGAAAAGACAGAATGTCAATAGCTGGGGCCTCCGTACAAAACGCAGTGTCTACTAGCTTAAAAGAAAATGTAGGATTTCCAGACCATATAAAGAGAATACTAGATTTTTACAAAGTACATAAATAAATGGCAATAGCTAACCTCCAAAAAGAGATAGACCTAATTGTTAAACAATTGGAAAATCCCACAGGATCTGGAGCTGATAACCCTTTAAGAAAGTATATGAACTCTATGTTTGGAAGTTACACTTTTTCAGAAGAAATTGTACTTACACAGTTAAAAGCAATAACAAGAAAAATAAAAGATGCGAATGAAAAAGGCGGATTTAAAAGAGAAAAAGGACCAGACGGAAAAAAGAAAAATGCCAGAACAGGAGCATTCGGTGCTAGTGATGAAGCAAACCTTAAAA